TTCCAGAGGAACTGAAAAAAGATATCGGCATTAGATTAGCCCGAGGTGTGGTATAACCCTTGACAAATGGTGATCATTTAGATAACTTACGAGTATGACTCTACTCACACTACTCCAACAAATTATAGGGAATTACACCCAGCAAGGCGATGAATACTTGTTTCATTGTCCGTTTTGTCATCATAGCAAAAAGAAACTATCTATTAATATATCAAATAATAAATGGAAGTGTTGGACATGCGGAAGTAAGGGCGGCCATATCATTTGGTTACTAAAAAAACTCAATATCTCAAAAGAACTTATTAATCAGTTTAAAGAAGTATTGGGTGATGAAGATATCAAAATCTATAAATCTACAACGGCAGATATTAAGTTATATCTTCCACATGAATATCAACCGCTGTGGAAAACACAGAAAAGTTACGCATATTTAAATGCAACCTCGTATTTGAAACACCGAGGAATTCGATCAGATGATATATTGCGATATCGCATGGGATACTGTGAAACTGGTGCATATGCCGGTCGTATCATTGTCCCGTCTTACGATCACACCAACCAATTAAATTATTTTACTGCACGGTCTTTTTACGAGGGTGGGATGAAATATAAGAATCCTCCTGTAACAAAGAATATTGTGTGTTTTGAAAATATGACAAATTGGGAGGATCAAATAATTTTATGTGAGGGCATGTTTGATGCTATATCTCTTAGGAGAAATGCTATACCGTTACTTGGCAAAACGATCCCGAAGAATTTGGAAAAGGCATTATTACAAAACAAAGTAAAAGATGTAATTATTTTCTTGGACGAAGATGCACAATCTGACGCTATGAAATTGGAACAACATCTTAAACAATATGAAATGAATGTCAGCATCGTCTTAACGAAAGGTAAAGATGCAGCTGACATGGGGTTCGAAACTGCGTGGGAAGAAATCAGCAAATCTCGTAGTACAAATTTTAAAGAATACATTGAACAACGGTTATTAAATATATGATTATACCAGTACATTTTGATACACTAAAATCAATAGTTCACATTGCGGATACGCATATAAGATTATTCCGCCGTCATGAAGAATATGAAGCGGCATTTGAAACACTGTACGCAGATATTCGCAAAAAGAATCTCAGAGATTTCATCATTGTATTGGCCGGAGATATTGTCCATGCAAAGACCGATATGTCACCAGAAATGGTGGAAGTTACTTCACGATTCTTATCTAACATTGCCAACATTGCCCCTACGATTTTAATTGCGGGTAACCACGATTGCAATCTCGCAAACACCAATAGATTAGATAGTCTAACCCCAATCGTCAACAGTCTACAACACCCAGACTTACATTACATTAAATATTCGGCAATCGTCACCGTTGCTGATACTAATTTTGCAATCATGTCTATTTTTGACGAGGCAACAGAATGGCCTCGTGCGCAAGAATGTGATGCACCAAATAAAATTGCACTGTACCACGGACCTGTACACGGTTCAACGACCGATGCGGGATTTACGATTACAAATCGACACGTGCATGTGGATACATTTAATGGATTCGACGCTGTACTTTTAGGAGATATTCATAAACACCAAGTACTCCAAGAGAGTAATCCTATTATCGTATATGCATCGAGCCTAATCCAACAGAATCATGGCGAAAGTCTTGAGAATCATGGATGGTGTTTATGGAATGTTCCCAATAGGTCATTTGAGTTTGTTCCACTTAATAATGATTATGGATATGTAACTTTAGAGGCGTCAAACGGAAATATTACCTATCCGTCACATATGCCGAAAAACGTTCGCATGCGATTGTTTACGGGTGACCTTGATAACACACAAGTAAAAAAGATTATTACCACGCTCCGCACCAATCACAACATCATTGAACTCAGTGTCAATAAAAGTCGGTTTAACAAAACGATTAATCGGTCTACCACGGTTGCCCATGACGCAATGGATCTCACCGATGTGTCATTGCAGAATACGTTAATCACCGATTGGTTGACACGAAATAATACGTCATTAGATGTGGATGTGTTAACTGCTGTCCATCGCATTAATAAAGACCTCAATAGTAAAATTCACCACGATGATCAGTCAAGAAATATTCACTGGCGTCCGCTGAAATTTACCTTTTCCAATATGTTTTCATATGGAGAAGATAATGAAATTAATTTTACCGATATGAAGGGATTGTATGGAATATTTGCCGCAAACGCCAGTGGTAAAAGTTCCATCATGGATTCGTTGATGTTTTGTCTATACGACAAGACTCCACGGGCATTCAAGGGCGATCATATTATTAATAATCGCAAGGATACGTTTGAATGCGAACTCACCTTTGAAATCAATAACGAAGTGTATGGTATCAAGCGAAATGGTACTCGTAAGAAAAACGGAGATGTCAAGGTTGATGCGCAATTCTGGAAGGTTACTTCTACTGGTAATGTTTCTTTAAATGGCGAAGACCGTCGAGATACGAATGCTAATATTCGTAATTATGTGGGATCATATGAAGACTTTGTAATGACGGCATTGAGTGGACAAACCAGTAATGCTTTGTTCATTGATAAGTCACATTCGGAACGGAAAGATTTGCTTATTCAGTTTATGGGATTGAATATCTTCGATAAATTATTTGATGCTGCCCACGATGAAGCAAAGGAAATTACGGGGGTTCTTAAACGATTTAAAAAATCAGAAGTCACCGATAATATTGCGTCTACACATAATCAACTGACTACGGCACAACAAGAAGTGTCGCACGTTGAAGTAGAACATATGGAACTCAAAGAAAGTCGTGAATTACTTGATGATGTATTAATTTCTACACAAGAATTAAAACGTCCCGTTCCACCAACGTCTGGTAATCTTGTTGATTTAACTGCTGCATTAACTAAGGCAACCACCAATCGTAAGATAGCGCAAGAAGATGTAGCCATTGCAGAATATGCATTGACTAATAGTAACGCAGATTTAACTGATGCGCTAGGTGACTTTGAGCAATATAATATGGTTGCTCTTAAGGAATCCGTTGCAAACTGGAATAAGTTAAATGATATTTTGGTAACGGGTAATAGTGCGCTTCGTGTTGTTAATACCAAGATTGATGAAAAGACAAAGTTCAAGAATAAACTGTCCAGTTACAAGTATAATTTAAATTGTGATGTATGTGTCACCAACAATGCATCGGTTATTGAAGATTTGGGTGCGGTAAATAATGAATTAGATGAGTTAAATGCAAAACGACTTATCCAAGAAGATTCCATCACTCAGATTATTGATAAGATGAAACCGTTAGAAGCGGATAAAGAACTATATGAAGAAGCACTTGTTGCACAAAAAGAAATTGAAGTATGTGGGTTTACCGTCGAAAAGTCAAAAACTGTGCTGGCAAACTGCAAGGTAGTTCTTGAAAAGATAGAAATTTCTATTCCTAATATTGAAAATGAGATTGTTGTTTATAAAACCAATGAAGAAAACATCCTACACAATCAAACTATTGATACAGACATTGCACAGATTCAAGAAAAGATTACTACGAACAAAAAAATGATGCAATCGGTAGAACAGAATCTTCGTACTCTGCATGGTAATATTAGTGTATTAGAATCAAAGAAGCAAGAATTGGTCAATAAGTTAAAAGAAGCAGAGGAACTGGAAATTACTTACGAAGCATACAATCAATATATGACGGCGGTGGGCCGTGACGGTATTCCCTACGAACTTATGAGTAAGGCAATTCCTAATATTGAATCTGAGATTAATTCAATCCTCTCACAGATTGTAGACTTTACCGTGGCATTGGAAGTAGACGGCAAGAATATTAATGGTAAATTAATTTATGACTATGACCGTATTTGGCCATTGGAAAATTCTTCTGGCATGGAACGATTTGTGAGTAGTCTTGCCATTCGCATTGCACTCATGAATGCGAGCAATCTTCCGAAGTCAAACTTTATGATTATTGATGAAGGCTTTGGTGTATTGGATGCGGAACATATGCATTCTATGCAAACGCTATTCAATTTACTCAAAACACACTTTGATTTTATATTAATAGTAAGTCACTTGGAAACTGCCCGTGATATGGTGGATACTCTAATTGAAATTAAACGAGAGGATGGGTATTCGCAAATCTCAATTTAAACGGGGAGTAAACTATTTATACATACCCACGGATATAACTGAGAAGTGAATGGCACGTACCAGAAAATCTATACAACCGTTAAATCTTTATAAATATGATGTTCTTATAGAAGATAAGGCCGCCAGATCAGATTACTTCAAAGTCACACAATTTGATGGTAATTTTTATGGCGGCCGTAATGCGTTTCTACTGGCAGGAAATGTGGCGTTACGTCCAAATTCAAAAATACTCGCCGAAATATTAAACAAAGATGGAAATACTGTATATAGCGCCCCGGTTGCATTTTTCATAGAAGGCAACTCACGACTTGTACAAATTGAAGTATATAATGATACACCTATTGGACCTGGAAAAATTGTATTGTTGGGGAGTGTTGATACGTACTTAGATGGAACGCCGATTCCTGATATCTGGCGCGGTAAATATAATGTTCGGTGGACGGCAGACGTAGCAATTTCTCCACTGATAGAAAATAAAACACCCATTCGATTTCAAACTCCCCCGTCAGTGGTGGTAGAGGAAAAATTCTACTTTTCACCCAGCTCATCATTGTTTACAGAGCAACTTGCGGCGACGGCAAGTATTGAACTTACGCCAAAATATTATAATGTATTTCCAAATGGATATTTAGCAAAGATTCGTGGAGCTGGGCAATATGAGGCTGATTATTTGAACGGCTTCATCACAGGAACAATTACGTTTAGTAGTGCCACCGTCTCCGAAACGGCGAGTGTTAGTATACCAATCACTAAAATTTATAACAAAGACCTTGCAGAATCCAACGGAACATTAATTTATACTAATAACGGAACACTAATATTGGGTGGTGTGATAAGTAGTAGCGGAATATATACTACCGAAATTCAACCACTGGGGTCAGTTTTAGTGAGTAGTAGTATCAATATTCAATATGGTAAATTAACCACTGCTAATTTAGGATCAAGTGTGTCATTTGCAAAACTCCGACTAGTAGATCTAAAAACAATATCTGGTGAAATTAACAAAATTAGATTGTCTTATAAACCCACCACTGAACCCGGTGAGTTTGTATCACTGGGAGATATAAATACCACCGTTACTGAATTGGTGGCGGTAGACAGCGGTAGTAAAATTGTAAACACTGGCAACTTTGGTGATGTAACAATTGCTGATTATTGGTATAGCGAAACCATGTCATTACAAAAAAATGACTATGAACCAATTTTACCTTTATATTACATCTCTTCGTCGCTGTCATCTTCATATCTTCCCATCGTGTACTCGTCTAATGTGTTATTAGATGCAATAACTGCAACTCCACAAATTGTTAGTAGTAGTTACATTAACAATGTTTCATACTTTATTGGAACAAAAACTACTAATGCAATACAACTATTCCCCCGAGGAGAATATACACTTGCATTTGATGCAATTGTAAGTCGTACATCGGCATCAATTACACTAAATCAAAATGATTATTCATTAGAAGTATATTTAGTAAAAGAACCAGGCGTTGGAGGGAAAATACTAAATACGGATTCCCGTGGACAATTGCTGGGCACGTTATCACCAACATCTACCTTTCAACGACAAAATTTTGAAAGCACGGAGTTCAACTTCATACCCAAAATTATTAATACTGGTAATTTTGGATTGCGATTTGTGGCATATGGTGGATTTTGGAACATTGCAAACGTATCAGTAAAACCTGCACAAGAACCGTTCTTCAGTCCAGATGAAATTGATGTACTTATACCTAATATCAATTATGTCAATAAAATATTAACTTTTAAGGCACAATATTTAGATGTTAATAACAACTCCATTGGATTAGCTACACTTTCAGTGCCCACATATTTCGTTGGATCATCTATTAGTGCATCGAATAGTATAACGGGTGGAGTTACAAATTATATTCCTTTGTGGACAAGTTCAACGGCATTATCATCTAGTATATTATATCAAAGCGGTAGTAATATCGGTATTGGAACAACGGTTCCAAGTGCATCCTTGCACGTGTCGGGTACCGTAATGGTACAATCAATAATTGAAAGAGTGGCAGTAACTGCCTCGGCACCACCAACCACATTAAATTATAATGTGCTAGATCAAGCAATATTGTTCCATAGTGCAAGTTCAACCACAAATTGGACATTAAATTTCCGTGGTAACGCAAACACAACACTAAATAGCACGATGTATTCGGGGCAAAGTTTAACGGCAACCGTGTTAGTATTAAATGCAGCAACTGCATATTCTGCATCGGCATATCGAATTGATGGTGCGGCAATTACGCCACGGTGGCAGGGAGGAACATCTGGTTCGGCAAACATCAACAGTCTTGATGCACATACGTTCACCATCATAAAAACGTCGGCGTCGGCGTCATATATATTGCTGGGATCAATTACCAAGTACACATAATATGACGCCGGTATTAGGAACATTTAGTGCTGGATCAGCACGAGGATATAGAGGAAACGTGGCGGCCGCAACACCGACGCCAACGCCAACACCAACTGTAACCCCAACGTTAACTCCAACGTTAACACCAACACCCACGGTTACGCCAACACCAACGCCCACGGCAACGCCAACGCCAACACCCACGGCACCAGCATTTGCTATAACTTATTTAGTAGTAGCCGGTGGCGGCGGTGGTGGAAATAACCGTGGCGGCGGGGGTGGAGCCGGTGGGTTATTACAAGGAACAACATCTCCATCCATTGGCTTCAGTTACGCAGTTTCCGTGGGCCCAGGTGGTGGCTCTCAAACAAACGGAACAAATTCTAGTGCAATTGGATTCACTGCAACTGGAGGTGGTGCAGGAGGTACCCATTCAAGTCCTGCCAATGGATCATCCGGTGGGTCTGGAGGAGGATGTGCTATGTGCTATGGTGGACTTTCTTTTAGTGTGAGTAGAGTCATACTCGTAAGTTATCTAAATGATCACCATTTGTCAAGGGTTATACCACACCTCGGGCTAATCTAATGCCGATATCTTTTTTCAGTTCCTCTGGAACAGTTTCTAGCCAGTCTAGTAATAATTGAAAGTTATCTTCGTGTAATGATCCTTTCATTCCGTTACTTGTTTTACATATTAACTGTATATTATTTATATTACTCGACCCACCCTTTGATATGGGAATAATATGATCGAATACAAAGGTGTTAATATTTAATATCTTATCACAGTATTTACATTGTTGCCCATAAAAATTATACACCAATTCTCTAAGTTCTTCGACGGTAATATTACATTCAACATTGTGTTTTTTTGAACGTGCTACCATTGCAACTTTAGTCGAATCTATTCGTTTTAGAATTTTATTCACCACTTTATTTAAATTGCGTTTATGACACGATTTTATTTTTTCCAGAAATTTTTCTTGCCACTCTGTTCGGATAGCGGTTTTTTGTACGGCTTGTGCCGATGGCGTTCGTGGTTTAGGTAAACGCAATTGAGCCACATCATCGGTTGTTCCATTAAATATAGCATGGACATCCGACGAGTGGCTCAATTTGTTAATGCGTTTTTTCATAACCATTTATAGTAAAATTAACCGTTTATACCTGCAGGCCCAGGTCCATATCCACTACTATTGGGATTTGCTCTTGTCTTTGCAAATTCTGATAGTCCACCAGCTGCAAAGAATGATTTATCTACTAATTGTGAGAATTTGTGTAGTATTGTTCCTGGTGCGTTTCTTACATCACTAATTGTGGTGAACCGAGAATTTGTAAGATATGCGTCACCCTTTTGAACTCCTACTGGCAACCAACGACTTAATGGATACGTTTTATTGTTGGTCGCTGCAGGGGTAGTTAATGTACCCGCCTCGTTGGGAGTAAATTCTTTCTGCACGGTATCTACGGCCGGTGTTCGTGTTCGTGGCCCACCGTCCCAGAAATTTACTCCAGGTGAGGCTGCAGTGCCTATAGTTTTGACCTGTACTATGGTCGGTGAGGTGGCGGCTGTGTATCTCGTTAATAAGTCCATATAAATCTCCAAGTATTAGGTATCAAACCTAACTATAAATGTTTGGTTAACATCAAAAGTTCTCTGAATTGGTTCGCTTGTTTTTGCCACTGCTAACAATTCATATTTATCGTTATATAACCCAATTGTGGTAACGTATGGTTTGATTACCCCGGCCCTCATTAAATTATATAAATTCCATGTTGAACTTCCGCTGGATGGCTTGATGTTCATTTGATTAAACGATTGCGTAACACTACCCGTTGTGGCCGTATATGTGGATAATATTGACGGATTAAATGGCGAAAAGTTAAAGTCCATAGGACGCAACTTTACATTTACTTGGTGTCGATTGAGCAGTACATCACTACTATAATCCACATATAAATTCGTGCCGCTTACTATTTGTAATCCAATTGATGATATAGAAGTGTTTACCGACCCCGTATTATGTTTTATAACTGCTATACCCTTTTTATAAAAAATATTACCCAAGTATACATTAACAGATGCGCTTACATGATATAAATTTCCTTTACTATCGTCTCGTATATATGTATTTGCAATTTCAGTACTTAATTCGAATGATCCAGGCTTTATACGTTCTCCATAAAAATTCTGTCCAATGCTAAGTACATACGAATCATTGGACAGTCCTGCTAAACTAGAAGTAACTAATACCGATCCACTATAGAAATTTCCGCTATTGTAGAACAAATGTTTTATAGAAGAATATAAAATATATTCATATACTCCCGAGTCTTGATTTATTTTGGGAAAATCGCTTCCATAAAAATCTACAGTGTCATTTGTGGCGCGGTCGATGGTGACCGCACCAACTAAATTATCCGGAGAAGTAATATTTATTCCACTTGATCCTGATTGTAATTCCCAAGACATAGGTGCAGATGCATATATGTCTTCTACTGTATAATCTTTTGAATCTAATGTACTAAATACTTTCATGTATTACCTACTCCCGTTAAAAATCGAGTCGCACCCTTAACAAAACTTCCTCGTCAAAGCTTTTACGAACTGGCTTACTAAGTTTTGCCACCGCTAGTAATTCGTTGCTATCATTATATAATCCTATCGTGGTAATATATACTTTTGGATCATTTTTAAATTCCGATTGTACTAATACTCCCGTGGATGCATTTGAAAACGTTGGGTTATTAGAATAATTATATTCTTTATTTCGCAACCGCACGAAGTAGTGGGTTGATGCTATCGTTTCGGCCGAACGTGCTCTAAATCCTTTATTAGAACCAGATGCATTTGATGCATTTCTAATTGACACAAATAATCCCGTGTGATTATATGCCGATCCGTTTGTACTCCAATTAGCTTCGGTAAGCTCATGTATAATGGGTGCAAATGGAGATGTTTCAGAATTAAATGCCGTTGCCGATGAATAAAATAATGTTGTACGTGACGATGTTGCCTCACTACCCGTTATTAATACCGACGAAGCAGATGTAAAAAATCCAACCGCCGGTCCAATTGCATTGGGGTTTAATACGATAATGCCCAAATCGGGATACACTAATCCATATCCAGGTCCACTGGTTCCGAATGTGGTAGCATTGGTCGATGATGAAATTGATCCCGATATAGTTGATAGTGCGCCAGAAATTATATTATACACTCGGCCTGCTTTACTGTTTGCCGTCAATGCACCCAGTGTTTGCCCACTATCGTCGATGAATGTTCTAATACCATTGGCACCAGACAATGGAAGTTCCCAATTGCCAGGATCAAGTTGTTCACGAATTCGCGAGCGTTGAAAATTGATGACATAAATGTGATCAGACTCTACGCCCTGAAAGGAGAACTTCGTGTCTTCTGGGTTTAGTAATAAATTTCTATATTGACTGTATATTGCCTTGGTCGGTAATTTTGATTGTTCATTTACGTCGAGTGTTGGTGAGCCTCCGCCGTTTATATGACCATACGTAAGAGCAAATTGCACTTCTGCTAATTCACCACTTGCGCCACCGGGATCAATATTATATACATCGAAATAATATTCACCGCTAATTTTAGTTTGTTGCCCAACGGCGACATTAACATATAGTAATCCCTCAAATGATCCAGTATCACCGGAAAATAATCCGGTGGTTACGGTTGTGGGATTTGCTGGTACTATGTCGTCATTTTGAAGCGTAGTATAAATAGTCATATGTATATCCTAGTGTTGATTACGTTGTCGTTGCTGGGAGGATAACCACGGGAATTACTTTTGTTGCGCCCGTTTCATTACCAATAATAACTAACTGTGTTTCTGTTCTTGTGCTTACATTTTTTGGTGTAAGTGTAAACTGTGTTCCTGTTAGTACGATGGCATTTTGTGATGTTGCCGAGGAAGTTTCTCCGACAAACGTAGGCACCGTAGCGCTTCCAGCCACCCCGTTACTTGTTAATGTTGCGGCTTCTCTGTCATAAAGAACTGCGGTGTATCCAAGGCTTTGGTCAAGGTTGGTACCACCCGTAGTAATTACTGTTATTTGTTGACCCAACGCATTCGTAGAATAACTGAGTTCTATGGACAGTGGCGCAACTTGTAATAAAGGAATTGTATTTTGTCCACGACCAAACGTGACCAGTTTATATCGTAAATTTTGTGTTTCGTCCACCGATGCTTCTACTATGGGCATATTTTCAATGGCCGATCCGTAATATTCTGTGCCGAGCGGGTGAGCTGGATCGAATAGTGAATAATCAATCTCGTCGTCTGCCACCGCAAACTGTGTGATATTGAATGCCGAGCGGCCGCGAGACAGTAATTCCCGTCCTTTTTTTGTTAAGATAGCGTCAACGGTAACGCTTGCTTTATTTAAATATCCCATAAATAATAACTCCGAGTAATAAGAGGTCTGATATACATATATAGTATTGTTTGTTTTGTTACGTTACGTTTAGTGTTCCGCCGCCGCCGGTCGTTATTTCTGTGTTGGTTATAGTACGTGCCACGGTAATTTCCGTTCCCTCACTTACAAATATTTCTACCGGATCTTTTCCGTCAATCGTTGTGTCCTTTGTATTTAAACACCCCACATAATTTCTACGTTTAGTTGCGGTAGAGTTATCTCTAAAAAACCTATAGTGCTTTCGCAGATGTCCAAATGGGACTCTTGGTTCAATCTCTAGTGCATAATAGTATAATAATAATGTAATATTTTTACTAATTGCGTCTTGATTATCTATGGTGTAAAAAAGTTTCCCCAACGGAGGATTACTGTCTGCTACTAACGTGGCAATTGGTCCTATGTTTTCTATTCCATTGGTAGATGTAACTGCGTCTAATAATACGCCATGTGAACCGGTCGGCTGCGTCACAATAGCTCTGTTTATATCTTGATTACGTAAAATTTCAGTTCTATATAATCTAACTCGTAACCCAGAAACTCCAGTTTGCAAACCGAATAATAGTGCAATATTTTGTACCGATAATTCTCCTGTGATATATGTGTTACCTGCTATTGCTGGCAAATTGAACAAATCTACATATCGGGCAGGCGTATCTATGAGTTTATCTATTGATATTGTTGTAGTTTTAAAATTATTTAATTCTGGCTTTGCTACGGTATACGTATCAAATACAATTCTACGAGGAACTCTTTTTTGTATTGGTAAAAATTGTAATAATTCCCAATTTTCTTTATCTAGAGACGGCGGCAAATACGATGGAACTCCGTCAATATAAAATGCAGTTCCATCCGTTGGCGGCCGATACGATGCTCTTGTTGTAAATACATAATATTTTCCATTTCCAGCGGCTGCAGTCTTTATAGAACCACTCACACTTGTAAACGTAGAATCTACTGATTGATATACTACATCATATATATTATACCTTGCACCCGATGCCCACGTTTTCTGATTATCGAATGTTTGATTTTCCATATTCCATGTTGCATTCAATGGTCTGGTATATACTGGTTTTTTTATAATGACTGGAAAATAGTAAATTCCCTGTGTATCATTAAAATATGTGTACACGCCAACATCTCTGAAATCAGTGGATGGCGGTATATCATATATTGCGGGTATAAATACACTTGTTACTCCGCCGGGGCGGGGTGTTTCAATTTCTGTTGTAAATAATTTTCTAGTGTACAATCTATTATATGGTTCTGCCCCAACACTTCCGTAATTTATATCGTTGTATGAAATTTTATTTAAATTGGACAGTTGTAAATCAATATTTGATGGTCTTTCTGGCTTAGATGAACTGATGTCCGTGTAATTCCATTGTTCGTGTCGTTTAGTATACGTGCGACTTTCTGCATTTACATTGCGTATAGGTTCTATTGCAATTGCTTGTAAGTTTGAATAGCTACCCGTCATTAATGTAGGTTGCATATCTAGCAATGCGGTATACTTAATAGTATTTGCTGTCATTGGAAACGGCAGCGTCACTGGTTCTTGTATTCTATATGTTGGATAAGCTCCTTCAACCTTTGCAACAGCAGATTCTATTGTATCAGATACATTAAATGTTGCTCCATAATCTGGTTTACTACTTGATAATGACCCCGCTGCTGCTAACGTTTTTTTCGTACCCGTTCCATAGAAACGAATATTTTTTACTGGTGGTATTTTTACTTGTTCTAGAATATTAGGTTCTATAAGTATTCCATCCAATACCGCTGCCTTTGAAGGAATGAAATAGTCAAGTACTTGATTTAACACCGACGCCACATCCGATGCAATTCGTATGAACTTATTCGTATTGACCGTTACATAATGATACTGTTGATAATGTTGTTTTAAAGTTTCTAAGGACTTGTCAAATGTCGTATATAATGTTGTCGGTGATCCTAGTACCGCATTAATATTTTCCAATCCCAAATTACGAATTATATTTTGATTGACAATTTCAGTTGGTGACATAGCCAATATGACTTTGTTACGTCCCGCACGAAGTTTTTTTGTTTGTGGTTGAACAATACTTTGTGTTCTATATAATCTTGATCCTTTGCTATTGTCTATGAATATTGGCGGTGCCGCCACTTTTATTTTATTTGATATGTATCCGCTAGATCCAACCAATGGCATTTCTTGCCGCACCGTTCTATTATATCGTACAAAATCAGATCCACTAATATTAACGGCTGTTAAATTTTGTAGCGACGGGGACACTGATATATTTTTGTACGGCGATTCATTTGCAATCTGTGATGCCGCAAGAGATGCGGTATTAATTTTATTAAAGGATAACTGCGCTATTAAATTGTCTGCTGCAGAAGAATATGTATCTCCCGCATTTGAACCCGCATCAAATGCGGTATTTAAAATTACTTCATCTGATAGAGTGTCATTCCATAAACGTACCTCGTCCACGGTCCAGTTTGCTCTAGCAATTACTCTACTACCAACTCCACCAATACCCAAAAATCCAGTATTTTGCCACAATGATGCAAATTTCGATGACTCACTTGATATAGAATTAAATATTACGTCTTCCCCATCAACCTGAGTTACGTATAGCGATGCGGTTGATGCATAAACCTGTATAGTTACACTTACCCGTTCATTCAAAAGTTCTTGAAAACTACTTGACAATAATACTATATTACCGCTTCCCGATGTAAGTTGAATTTTACTAAGAGTTGGTATAGTAGGATGTTTTGCCAAATGCAATCCCCACCTTGCGTCACCAGTAACCAACGTGGCTATACTTGATGTAATTGCCGAAGGCACGCACGTAAATTGCAGTGTGGTCGGCGACCGCAACGATGCTGAAACGGGTATAGTTACGTATGATGTTTTTGTTGTATTGAACTTCAATCCATTTGTATACTCATCGTATATATGGTATGAGCTTGATTCTGGCGTACCCGTTTCCTTTACACTGAGTAATTGCGGACCAATGCCAAAAGTTTTTAATAACGTTTCTAATGCAGTCTTTGTACCCTTTGCCTTTGCAAAAAACGGTAAATTATGTAATAATCTTTTATAAATTTCCGCCGACATATCTCGTCGCGGAATTTCTGAGTCAGTTCCGATGATATTGTCCGCCAAATTATATACGGAATTTAACGTGGGTAGTTTAAATCCAATGGATTCTGCAATTTCATTCACTAAATCTTTGGAAAGTTCTTTATTAGGATCTAACTGTCTGCTGTAGATATTCGGGAATTGATCAACGAACGGTTTAATAGTATCAAAGAAATGCCCTATCATAGAAACAAACGTGATATATGCTCCAGAACTATCATCTTCCCGCAGATGTGATGGGATTGTATTAACTAAATTATTTTCGTTAAACTCATCAAATCGTTGTGCAATTAGACTTTGCGTTTCATACCAATTCGTGATCGTATTACTACTAACGGACCACAAGCTACTTCCAGACTTTGGCCAATATCCAATTGAATTATATTCTTGCCCCGTGTCTGCATAATGGGCAGACGCAGAATATGGACTATTAGATCCTGATGGAGTAAAATACAAATACTGTTCATACCGATCAAATCCACGAATGATATCTTCTTGCTGTTTTGCAAATGTTGCCGATTGATCTTGTACGTAAATTAATCCAACGGATGCAGTATTTGATGTATATGTAGATAAGAATTGTTTACGGCTACTCTCCAATATTTCTACCTGACGAACTTTTTCCTTAAACGTTTCAAGTCGCATAGCAGCAGACCCGTAAAACATAAAATTATTATAATCCGTAAAGTCTATATTCAACTCCGATGAATTAAAATCATAAGAATACCACTGTCTAAAGATTTCATCTTCAAATGATTTATTTTGAAATGTATCCGTTAGTCCCACCGAACCCGATTGCAATGACAGTTTTTGCAATGTCATATTGCTCAGAGATTTTCCAGTATCTAAATCTGCTTGCACTGCTAAATTTTTTGGACGTAGGTATGGCGTTGCATCTAATTCAGGCGCAAACCGAACGCGAACTTTGTCAATTAGTGTTTTGGTAACTTCACGACTTAAGAATACCGAAGAACTGACGTTAATATTATCTGGAACTGGTTGTAATAATTTTAATTGTATTCGCAAAATATTATTTTCGTCAGTTGCACCGTACCGATATGCCAGTGCCACGGATTGTCTATCTTCACCATAGTTCAATAATGTTTTTAAAGTACGTTCTTCATCTACGTAATTATCTATAGCCGTTTGTAAAAATTGTAATGCTGACGCAATCAATGGCTGTGAAATATTGACATTAATCAGTGTAGGATTAATTGCTATATTATAATTTCTTGTAAGTGGCTGCGATGGCGTTACTGATGGCGATATAATTACTCGGATAGCAGCCTGTATTGTCGTATTATACATTTTTAAGTACCACTGTGCCGTTTAGTAAATTTTTTACTGTAAACTGTATGGGTAGCATCGTAGGTGTGATACTAGATCGTTGATCTAAAAATGAAGTTTTTAATTGGACGGGAAATGAAGTTTGTATATTTGGTGCCAATGTAAATACATATGGACTAGTTGTATTATTTGTATTTATATCAAGAATTTTATCGTTAAATTCTATAGTAACTTCCAATGGCGCATTTAATGTCGTGTTACGGACAATGATTGTATCATTATATTGCTGTTCTGCTCCTATTACATAATTAATTTCAGACGGTGGATTGAAACTAATTGTTACCATATCATTTATAGAACTAACAACCTGAGTTCCTGTTGATGGTCTATATGGTTCATAATTAAGTAAAAATGGAATCATTATAATTCTCTGATGCCGACTGACATTTGCAATCTAGATGTGCCGTCACCCAATTGATTTAGTAAAGCAGGCGTGGTTTGCACAACAAATTGTACATCACTTCTTGGGGCAATTATAAATTTATTGGGAGTGACTGCAATATCCGTGTTGGTTATTATTTGTATTTCGTATGTTAATTGTGTTGATGCGTTAGTTGCTGTTATTACTTGTGACATAGGATACTGAGTAGACCCACGTTGATATTGAAATGTCAATTCATTATTTAAATCAGGAGTAAACGTGATTTGTGTTAGTGGCTCCCAACATGTTCCCCCACCAGGTCCGGTATACACTACTTCACGGCGATTATTTGGAACGCCGGTATATAATTCTTCAGAAATGCAATCTCTCCACCGTAAGATTATTTCTTCTGTTGGAGTTGGAGTCGGTGTTGGCGTTGGCGGTGGTGGCGTATTACAAGTTTGCTCATTTGAACAATCTGTGCCAAGATTTTGAGGTACTTGTGCGTTTCTACCGGCTTGTGGAATATCGGCCGAACAAATGTTTGTAAATGAGGTAAACGTTTCTGTTGTTCGAATTGATCCCGCTACACATGGTCGGTATGTTACTTCAAATGGTTGTCCTTGCGCAGTTGGTGCTACGAAATAACATTTACATGCGTCTTGTGTGGCGTTTCTTGCAAATCTTGCTTCATATACATTATCTTTATCCGACAAAATGGCGGGAGAATAATTAGTAGACCATAGAAGACCGTTTAAATACCACCCCACAAACGTATATCCAGAATTTGCAGTTGCTTGAAAATTAGTTCTTTCACCAACTCTTGACACGATAACGGTGCTAGGGATTGGCGTTAACAAGCTTGTTCCACTAACCACTCCGCCTTCAACCGGGGCTGCCACCAAAGTAGTAGTATATCTAGTTGACGGCGGTGGAGCAACTATTAATTCAAAAAATGCAGTTACCGTTCTATTCCCATCGACTATAAAACTTATTGGCGTAGTTGTCTGTGTACTTATGAGGTTGTCTGTTGTACCATCACGCAATTCAAATCTATTAAAGGTGTGTGTATTTGCAGGTACAGCATTAATTCTAACAGTTCTTCTTGCAGAACCAACTAAATCTCCAGATGCAATATTTATTGATCCGCCAATTGATGGCTCTACAGCCAATGTAACAGCGGTAAGTAGTGGGGTAGCTGTTAATTCAAAAAATGCAGTTACCGTTATATTTTCATCAACTGTAAAGTTTATTGGCGCAGTTGTTTGTGTACGTATCAAATTGTTCGTTACACTGTCACGCAATTCAAATCTATTAAAAGTGTGTGTTCTTATAGGAAATGCGTCAATTGTAACACTTCTTCCCGGAGCTCCAACTAGAACTCCCGCTGTAATATCTACTGATCCACCATTGAACGCATCCAATGTAACGGCGGTGAGTGATTCCGGTAAAGTTAAATCACATGCGGCAATATTAGTAACGCTGATTTGATATGGACCAGCTGTTATACTTGGTTGTGACTTCGAACAGATGGTTGTAGAAAATAATTGCTGTCCTGCCGCATCAGGATCGGCCGACGCTTGTTGTATTAAATTTATGACTCCCGTTGAGTTTACAACATTATTACCGCAGTCTGTATAGATTACCGTTACTGTAACATCACTACCTGCTTGAGCAATTGTTGTGAGAGAGTATTCTCTACAAATACCACTGAAATCTGAAGCGGGTGTGGCTGTAGGTGTGGGTGTGGGCGTAAACGCCGTTCCACCTCCTAACTGACCAGTAGTTCCTGCGCCATCGGTTTGTTCATCATTTAAAAAAAATTGAGAATTGAACGGAATTGTCATATAATATATACCTTAACTTACGTTAATGCGCATGTCCATAATTTGGCGCAGATTTGATATTTTATCCGTTACAACAGAACGAATAATTTGCTCGTATTCATCTTGTTGGATTCGATCATCTCCATTAATAACTATTTCTTCACTGATGAAAGTGTACAGTTGTAGAAGGAAGTCATTTATTTGTGCGTCAAAAGATTCACGCAAATTTAATACATCAATCCGCGCTATAGTATTTGCATATGTTTGGTTTATTTCTGGAATTTCTATATTCTGTGTGATAGTATCTGCTGTTATTCCTTCGGTCGGGTCATTTAATTCTACACCAGATTCAAAGATTTTTTGTGCCACACCAACCGCATCCGATTTATTAAATGATGGTTCAACAAATTCTCTAAGTAGATATACATCATCGTTTCGTGTTACAGCATCAATAATATTATTGAACGTTAATTGAACTTCGGTACGTGACGGTGATATAGTATCTATTGTCAATCGTCTATCTGTGTAACTACCAATTTCATCTGAGAAGAAGTTTAGTACAAGTTTGTAATCTCCGGGAACTAGTATTAAGTTTTTATCTATAAATAATTTTGTAAAATCTATTCTAATATAATTTTTATAGGAATTATCGCTATATGAAACAATGTGCGACTTAATAATTTGGTCAGACAATGTAATAGTTGTACTTAACAATAATTGATTTCCTGGAATGGTGTAGAAATGTACTTCTACCGTATCCTGTGCATCGAATGCAAAACTTGCTGGAACTTCTTCAAACAAAATTAGTTCATTTGGATTACTTACAATTCTTGATGCCGCAAATCGTGGCTCAGTTTGCGTAGTAATATCACTTCTAAAATTTGCTTGATTTGGCATATTATAAATTTGACCCAGTAGTTAGTTCGGTGAATCTCGTATCTATATTTCGTATAACGTCAGCATTGTACCGTTCAAAGTAAATAGGGACATAATATCCCTGCGATGCGGTGGGTTGAGTAGTCATACTTGGACTTTGTAACATTGTTGAACCATCAAAATCTAACGGTGTTACAATTTTAAACGGATACACTGTTGAAATTTCCGGTCGCAATTCTTGCAATGACTGTGTGGTTTGCACTAAATTGGGAGATATTGTACGGGTATCTAATTCATATATGTCACCCTCTGGAGAGAAATACGAAGAAGACACTATTATAATATCTTCGTTATCCTTATTAAGATCTACCAAAAATTTTGGAATATATGAATTAAATATACTATGCATCACTGTCTACTTTAAATGTGTAATTAAATTCTGGGAAAAATACTAACCCGCTGGATTTTATTTTTAAATCCAAGGTGTAATATCGGTTAACTTCCAACCCCGACGTATCCAATAATATATATGATCCTGAAGTATCGCAGTTTACTGCAGAGTATTGATCAAACTCATATAATACCATATCTGCTACTTGATCCCGCACTCTATAGTATGATTCCGAGGGTAGGAAATATACATTTCTATATCGACTCGTTGCATCAAATTTTCTATCAGGATATGGTTCTCTTACTACCAAGTATACCTTATCGACTTCTCCTAACGTATATGCTTCTTTTATATTTTTTGGTACAATTGTAACATTGCCGTTGGGAATACGTTTTAGACTTCCCGTGACAAATGTCTGGTCTACTTGTACAATTTCCAGTTTTGGAGCAAATATAGTATGCGTATTTCCCGAAAAAAACTTAATGTTTCCAATGTTAGTAGAGTCTAATTCGTCTGCATCTGGAAATTTTATTATTAATCCATTCCACGGCGTTATATTTGAACCAGATACAACAGGCGCAATTAAATCAGTGACATCAATTTTTACATCTTCAATGGGAACTTTTGAAAAAGTATATGATGCAGAGATTGTTGTGGTATAATTACTGCCCGAAGTTGCCCACACATCTGTAGTACTTCTGTCAATCCACGTTACACCATCTTCCGCATTCTGCGTATCTTGATAAAAATATCCACTTCCTTCTACCCAACTTTGTGATATTGGATATATTTCCAATGTCTGATAACGGTTGACATTTGTTGCATTTGCAATTCGTAGATTTAAATAATACACCGAAGATGTTGGATATTGCTGTAGTGAAGGAATATCAAACGTTATCAACATTCTCGTTGACCCCGAGGCATATTCATTGGGCCCATCTAATGATTTTATTATTTTTCCCACTTCAATAATTTCATCAAGTCCAGTATTTAATGTTGGAAATTTTTCGTAGATAGTTGCGTCTTCTGACGTTGGTAGAAAAGTTCTCATATATTATCTCAATTATTGACGAGCAAATCCAACAATATCCGTTTCTGGATATCGTATTTCGAATATACTTGGGTCAAGTGACGGGTATATTACATCGTCCACCGTTGCTTCTTCAATGGGATATCTATATTCAAAATAATCACGGCCATCTTTAAATCTATATTTGTTCGTAACAATTACATCAGACACAGTTTGTACTCCTTCTACCGAACCAATAGTCAATCGAAGATCATTCATAATAATTGGTTGATTAATTTGCCAGTTTGTAATATCGAAGAAACTTTTAATTGCATCAATACACCGTGCAATAACATCGTTCATATTATAACTGCGATACGCAACAATATGAAATTCTACTCCAATATTTACCACGAAGGCATCTAAAATATTAACATCATCGGTTAATACTCTATATTGTTCTAAGTATTTTGCTAAATTCTTTTTGACTAATGTATTCAAGGTAGCTAAATTTTTATTTTCATCATGCCCGAGCACATATAAATTAATTGAATTTGGTGCTACTGGATCTACCACATACGTGCGGTTATTAAATGGATTTTGATCATTGTTTAGTTGTAATGACCCCGAATCTTGTCGTGCAATTGCATTAATTTGTTCATCGCGTACCACAAATACTTTTGACACCGATCCAAACTGCGCCGGCATTGCATAACTTCGTACCAGATAATCCTTGTCAGTTACCACACGATTTTGTGCGTTAAAAAAGGCCAGTGCGTTCTCTCGTATTTCTTCAACAGACTCGGTATCGCCACCGCCACGTGCTGGTTCTTCATTGATAATTGCCACACTTGATACTACTTGATTGTACAATCCTTGTTCTGCAGTAGCATAATCGGTAATATTATTTGCAATCTGTGCTACGTCTACTTGCGTAATGGTATTGGACGCAACGTTTGATTGCACTCCACCGCCTACTAAATAGGTCACTGTTAATGTAGTATTAGCAGGTGCCAATCCAAATGTATCCGTTGATATAAAATCTGCCGGATCTAGAGATGAATTACTAATGACTTGGTTGTATTTTGAATTTGCAATTTGTGTGGAATTTAGCGTTACCAGTTCATCACTGGTGTCGCTTGTTCCCGACCCGAAACACAGTTCTAATTTCATATCAGAATTAATTCGTGTTACAAATCTTCTTGGTTTTTTGCGAAAGATTGCAAGTTTTGCAGGAGACAGTGATCCAGACTGCATAGTTTCGCTAGAGAAAAATCCATCAGATCCTCTAACTGCTGTATCACGTTCTTCTACAATTAAATCTTGACCTAAATAATCTACTTCATAAAACAAATTACCATTAGAGTCTTCTACCGAAATAATAGAAATTACGTTTGTATCTGTGATTTCTATTTTAGAAAATTTCTGCGCCGATCCAAATGAAAATGTTGCAATTTTTACATCAGCCGACACCAGTTTTATTTTTTTTGATACTACATACATAGTCGGTGCATTTGAACCGTCTCGGGCCAATACACGAATGTTTCTATTAGTGGGATCGGCAAAATCTACATTATCAATAGATCGAAAATTCTGAGTTGGTGGTGTATTTGTAGAAAATTTTGAATTTGCTAATATTTTTAAAAAGAATTTTTTATCTGGTTCGTAATTAAATGTTACGCCAAGTGCGGGAACCATTTGATATATATCCGCTTCCACTGTTGCAGTTGCTGTAAGTTTGGGTTTATATCCCAATGCCTGTGATATGCTCACTACATTATTTCGTTCCTTTGCAAATAACAGTAAATTTTCCTTAAACTGATTATCAATATAAAAGGACATAACATCCCCAACGTATGCTGCCATTTCGACAAACATCATGCCCGGAGATGCTTCGTTGAAATCACTATACGTGTTGGGATAATATGATTTAGCAAATTCTATTAAGTTCTGCCGATATTCAGAGAAATTTTTTGCTAAATAACTAACGTCCTTGAAGTTTGGATTAAATTTTTTTGTAATGGATTGATTTACTGCCATTGATTATCTCCTAAAACGTTAGAATAATAGTGTCTCTGATATTTGGATTCTGTCTTAATCTGTAACCAACATATAACTGAAGTCTATTATTATCCAAGTCGTTTGGTGACGCATTGAGTTCAAATTGTACCAGTTCTAAAAATGGCATCCAACGTTCTACTGCATTTACTACCGAGAGTCTTGCCCCTTCAATATTTTCTGGAGTGAGTTGTTCAAATAAATAATCATGAATGCCGCACCCAAACTCTGGTTGGTGGACACGCTCCCCCTTTCTAGTAAGTATCAAATTTATAAAGTTTGATTTAACTTGAGTTAATGTATCAAATGCTTGTTGAAAATATCCCATATTTCCAATTTGTATTGGTAATGTAATACCAATTGCTTGTGCCATATCTTATCTCAAGTTAATTTCATCGCTTTCATCATTGCAGAATAATCTCTTGTAATTGCCTTTACCACTTCTGGATCTGCATTGGCTGGTATGTTATCAGGAAGTCTTGATGGTAAATTGTTTGTGGTCGCCCGCAATGTACTACCGTCATATGTTACTCCCATCAATTCTGCCAGTTTACTACGGTCAAGTTTTGGCGCAGTTCTTGTTGGTTCTGTTACATTTTCTTTGAGCTGCTTAATTTCTGACACTGCTTCGGACAACATTTGTGGCAGAATTCTAGAAACTTCTTCCTCAACAATTGTGCGAATGTATGCTTTAAGTAATTGTCTATCCATAAAACACTCTCTATATAAATGGTGGTAAGTTAAACTTTACGGTGATTTTGAAGTTATAATTTTAATATTTTACTATTCTTGTTTTAACGCATTGGGTAATTTTGGTATTTCTGGAATTTTGGTTGTTGCCAATTCCGTTAACTTCATTGGATACTTATATGCGTCTTTTCCTTTTTTCAAATTTTCTTTACTTAGTGATTGTTTTAATTCCCGCAATTCCTTTTTTGTTTTTTCATATGCCTTTTTTGCCAACGCCTTTGGATTACTTGCGGGCAACTTTGGCGGAAATGACAAATATAATGTTAATAATAATGTTAGTTTTTCCGCAACCTGTTTTTCTATTTCAGCTTTTTGTGCTAATACTTCTTGTTGCTTGTCAGCAGTCAATGCCATTACCTTGGCCTCAGCTTCTTTTTTTATTAATTCCAGATCTTTATACTTTGCTAAATTATTTAGATTTGTTTGTGCAGTATCTACCGTGCGCATTACAGATGTAACGTTTACTGGAATAGGAGCATTGGAAGCTGCGGCCTTGGTGGCATCCATTGCGGTTTTTAAAGGATCGGTCGGTATAATCATAATACTTTATAGTAATCATCGGTAAGTTTCCATTTATTATTTTCGACTTTTGTTTGTTCACCAGTTTTAAATTCGTTCTTTTCAATAAGAAGATTTGTATCTTCGTTAGACATACCAACAAATGCATCTAAACTATTGAAGGGAGCGCCTGAAAATGGTAGTTTTTTTATTGCTCCTGCATTTGGTGGCATCAATTCAGCATATAATGCTGTTAGAGCTGTCACTATTAATGGTGATAGCATTGCTGGGCCCACTGGTGTTATTACGTGTGCCATCGTCGCTGGGCCGGGTACCAATGGAGGAATCACGGTAGTTGGTATTGGTGACCCTATAGATTGGTATGTCGGAACTTGTGGTGGTGTCACACCGATTCCCATCAATGCATGAATTAGTCTTGCAAGAAACATGGATAAACTTGTGCCGCCGACCATAGGTTCTACATCATTATCAATACCACCAAAATGTATTTTTCCTCCAACCAATGATAGTGTACCTAATGCAGCAATTGATATATCCTTGCCGGATACAATTGTAACATCTGCATCTGCGCCAATATCTACACTACGACTTGATTTTAGTTCTATATCTAAGTTAGCAGTCAATATAATACTGCTGTCAGTATCTATTGCTGTATTTTTGAAGCTATTTAAATATATTTCTTCGTTAGAATATAGTGATATGTGTGTTTTTTTAGAATCTAAGACAATTGAATCTGAGTTCATTATGATTTGTGCACCGCTATATTTTTGTGGCGGTGCTTGCATTGAACGATTGAACGATCCCGCTTTGATTGTTATCGGTTCAAACGGCACATTTTGATCTGCCGTCATCCATATAGAAGAGGCATCTTTGTTAATATCCTCCAATATCAATCCAAATACACTATCTTTTGTTGCATCAGTCTTTTCTATGTCCTTTCCTTGACCCGTGCGAAGTATTATATTTGGTGCCATGCCAGGGCTTGATAGTTCCATTTGACTTGATCCAAATCGAATAGATTGACCCATTCTCCCTTGGATTAATAAATCACCCTCAAAATGTTTTAATGGTCGGACTCGACTATCTGGTTTAAAATACTCGCCAAATTTATACTTATCCGATGCCAATTCTTGTTTTGTAGTGGCAATCTTTGATGTAAGTTTTTCACTTCTAGAATTTAAAGCATTATTTAATTGCAACATACCGTTTTCTTGTATTCTGTGTGCAAGAAAAATTTTTCGTGTGTAATAAAAAATTCCAAGAATCTTGTGTAATATTACCAATTCACCAATCAATGGCATTTCTAATATAGAAGATTCTATGGGATCTGCATAATCAAGAAGATCGTCACTTCTGCCATTGTGTACAGAAAAAATACGAATTTTAATGGTGCCTACATTATACCCATCCTTTTTAGCATACTCAGGATGGTGGTGATCCAATATCACATCGACAACAATTGCTTCGTAAAATTCACTAGTGAGTGGACGAGCTGCCGCGGCGGCATCCGTAGTAGAT